CCCATACCAATTGGAGAAAAAATGACGTTTTTAAGCATCAAAATAGGCGCATGGTTCATTACTGGCTTAGCGGCGTTTACGTTGCTCTGGGATGCTAGTAAGCCGTCTGAGAGCCATCTACAGACCACAGGACAAATAACCATTGTGCTAAACAGCGTTGTGCCCACGTTGCCAACGGTTGCGCCAACCACCACGCTGCCATACAAGGGTTGCATGGAATACTTAAACGATGCCATTTTGGCTGGCTGGCCAATAAGTGAGTCACCAATGATTTTGCGTGTAATGCAACGCGAAAGCCGATGCACACCAACAGCCTTAAACGCAGCTGACAGCAATGGCGGTAGTCGAGGATTATTTCAGATAAATGGCTGTCACAAATCATGGCTTATCAAAGAGGGTTACATCACCAAACTTGATGATTTATATAACCCAGATGTCAATATCCGTGCCGCGTTACACCTATGGCGTATAGTTGGCTGGTCAGCGTGGAAAATGCCAACACCATGACAGAAATACCATATCCCGAACCCGGCATCACAGAGGAGACCCGACAAATGTATCCAAATAACTACAGCGACAAATTAGGCAAAGTGTTTACAAACATGATTGACGAAATTGTGCGCCCAAATCATGTGCCGCGCCCAGAGCCAGTAGAACACAGCATTTTGCTTGACGAATTAGAGCTACTGCACGAAGCCCACGTCACCGTTGGTGGCCAACAAAACAGGTTTAACGCATCAGTAATACGGGCGGCCATAAATGTTATTGCAGCGTTGTAAAAAATGTGGTTTGATGATGCGCGGCACTCGACACGCAACAAATATAAATAAAGTTTTGTGGTGTCATCCGCAGCTCATGGCGTGTGCTAAAGTCAAACTAATAAACCCGACCAAAGGAAACCCGACATGAATGACCAACTAGAAATGTTTACGACCACGCTGGGATTAGGTGGACAAAAAACGCAGGTAGCGTTAAACCATCCGAGTGTTGCCATAGCGCGCAATGCACCAGACACGTCACGCAAAGCAGGCGAAGCAGCCAAACCACACGCAGGCAAACAACGTGAGGTAGTGCATTTTTGGATTAAATGGGCAGGCCGCACAGAGGCTAAGGGCATGACGGCAGACGAAATAAGTGTGTTACTAGAATTACCTGCACAGTCTGTGTCAGCGCGCATTAACGGCTTGCACAGAGATGGCTGGATTGTGGACAGTGGCATTAGGCGCAAAACACGGTACGGCAGAAACGCAATAGTTTGGGTTGTTTGCTAATGGCACACTTTGATTTATCGTTGTATGAGACAGTTGCCCAGCGTTTGGTGCGTTGGTGGGCTGAATTCCCAGACGGCCGCATCATCACGTCAATACACCACTACGACGGGTCAACCATCATCATGCGTGCAGAGTGCTACAACAACGATGACAGACTCATTGCTACAGGATATGCAGAGGAAGTGTTCGGCAACAGTCCAGTCAACAAAACTTCATTCTTAGAAAATTGTGAAACGAGTGCGATTGGCCGTGCAATCAGCAATAGTCGCATTGGGCACACAGGCGAACGCGCATCAGTCACCGAGATGGAAAAAGTCAACCGAGTAAATGGTGCGCCGGCTCGACCAGACAGTCACGGCAGCGCAACACCTAAACAAATTGGATTTCTTAAATCATTAGCACGCGGTAAGGGTTGGGATGATATGCAACTACTTGAATACATCCACCGATTGTTACAAGTTGATGACGTTGTAGTTGAGACGTTAACAGCTGGACAGTGCTCGGCCGTAATAGATGGGCTAAAAAAATGAGTCGCACAGTATGGCTTGCATTAGCCCTAACAGTGTTATGCACCGTTTTGATGGCGTGGTCTGATAAGAAGTAAAACTTAAACAATTGGCTAGTAGCACGGCTGTATCACTGTCGCAAGTGACGGGGCTCATCGACGGAAACGTCGTTTGACCGGCGCGCCCAAAACCTGCAACACGAAAGGCAACGGGCTAAGCGTTGGGGCGAGTCGTAAACATAATCGACTAGATGTGCATGGTAATCGGATTGAGGCAGCCCGATGGGTAGAGCATCATCACTTTGTCTTTAATCACATACTGACATGACATACACTTAACAAACCGACACAAAGGACAAGCCCGTCATGCAACGTCAAGCAGCAACAAAGAGAGCAAGCGCGCCAGCGCGCGGTAGCAATGGGTAAACATGCAAAACCCAGACGCAACAAAACAACCAAACAATACGGTTGCCAACGTTGCGGCAAACAAATGACAGTTATTGGCTCTGGCCGACCAATTAAATACTGTTCAACTAAATGTCGACACAAAACGCTTTACATACCAAAACAACGCATAAAACAAAAAGGAACGCAAATGTCAAGAGGTAAAGATGCAGTGCTTAAAGACAAATTGTTGCGTGGAGAATGTGTATTACATCCGACATATCATCAAGGCAGACGCAAGTTTGTAACAATAGACAATCATCGCATGTTTGCTTATGACCACATTGACAGGGCAACTAAAAAAAACACAATAGCAAAATTGGTAGATGCTAATCCTCAAGCATTGGAAACAGAATTACTCAAATGTCAACTTGTATGTCATAACTGCCATGCAATGAAAACCTATGAAGACAAAGATTGGCATAGACACGGCAAAGAATTAAACGAACATCCCGGACTATTTGACGATGAGTAAAGAACACCAATCAACAGAATACAGACGCAACAGAACAATCATTCTGCAAGGCAAACCCAGCTGCAACTACTGTGGCAAACCAGCCGACACAGTAGACCACATAGTTGCCATCATGAACGGCGGCGGACACGAGCTAGACAACCTGCAACCATGCTGTTCACAATGCAACAACCGAAAAGGCAAACGAGACATACAAATACGAAATACCACCACAACCCACGCACGAGCCGAAGCAATGCGAAACCACGCAATCCCAATCGCAAAAACAGAACCCTTTTTTGGACAGCCAAAACCCTTCCCCCCGACCCAAGTCTTGTCTATCCCAACTGGCCCTAACCAGCCAGGATTGGCGGTAACTGGCCGTAGTCAGCCGAGATTGGAAACATCGAGGCCAGACCATGTGGGGTCGTTTGCGCCGCAAGTTAGGGAATGGTGCAGGGAGTACATGGGCGTTGAGTTAATGGATTGGCAGTACACGGCGCTTGACGGTCAGCTGCTTTATGACCAAAATTTTGAATTGGTGAACCGTGTTTCGTTGGTTTCTACGGCTCGACAGTGCGGTAAGACAACAGCTCTAATGGCGCTGGTTGGTTGGTGGCTTACAGAGATGCCAAAGATACGTGGCAAAAAACAGACCGTCTTATCGACGGCTCACCGTCTGGATTTGGCGGTGATGTTGTTTGACGAATTGGCACCTATTTTGGAAAGCCGTTTTAACGCCACACTGATGAAATCGTATGGCCGTAATCGAGTGACAATGCCAGACGGGTCTACTTGGCTTGTGCGTGCCGCTAACAATTCTGTGGGTCACGGTACGTCACCGTCACTGGTCGTGGCTGATGAGATGTGGGATATTTCGCGTGAAGTTATTGACGGCGGACTCTTGCCGGCTCAACGTGCCCAAGTTTCACCGTTGTTGTCGATGTGGTCTACAGCTGGTACGGAAGCCAGTACCGCAATGTTGCGTTGGCGTGAACAAGGACTACGGGCAATTGACACAGGCAAAAACGCATCATTTTATTTCGCGGAATGGTCACCACCGCCAGAGCTTGACCCGATGAGCCCAGCCGCATGGGCATACGGCAACCCTGCTCTGGGCATCACTTTGACCGCTGCCACGTTGCAAGCCGAGTCAGAAAACCCTGACCGTGCCGCGTTTCTACGGGCATCATGCAACTTGTGGGTTGCCAGCGACAAATCATGGATACAGCCGGGTCAATGGCCAGCGTTGCTGTATGACGGTGAGCTACCAGAGGGCGGCACCGTAGCCATAGAAACCAGTTTAGATGACACACGCTATTTCGCTGTCAGATGTGTAGCCCTACCAGACCGCCGCACAGTAGCAACCGTCGAGTTTGTCGCAGACACATTTAGCGAAATGTTAAGCCACGTTGAACGACTGTGCGCCAACCCTGCAATCAAATTTGCTATCACACCAACCGTAGACAACCACTGGCCGTTATCTTTGGAGCGTCGGCGCGTCATTGTCGGCTACGGCGAAATCCTAAAATTTACGCCATCAGTCCGCAACATGATAAACGAAAAACTGTTATGGCATGACGGCTCAAATCAACTTGCCGAACACGTCGCACGCGCTGTAGCGGTACGCAGTCAAAACAGTATTGCGCTATCCAGCCAACGCTCACCGGGCCCTATTGAGTTGGCACGTTGCATGGTTTGGGCTGCAGCAATGACCAGTCGCCCAACATCATCTGGTAAACCAATGCTCGTTGTCGTATAACCACTATGCTCATCTTGGCGTCGGCTCGATGGCCTGCTTATCGTCGGGATACCGCACTGCATACCGGGCCGATGCCACCACAAACCCCACAGACTGTGACACACTAAGAACATGGCCATTTTTAACCGTCTAGTTACTAAGGCAGCTGTTTCGCCACCGCCAGCCAAAGCGGCTGCATCTGGCGGCAGCGTCAGTCAAGCTTTAGCGTCGTATTACAACTTTACGGAAGGCGAAGCACGCAACCGTTGCATGAGTGTGCCAACCATCAGCCGTGCACGCGACTTAATTGCATCAGTTATCGGTTGCATGAGTTTGCGCATGTACAACGAAGTTTGGAACGAATTAGACGAAGAAATGATGCAAATACATATTGCGCCACGCAGCTGGTTGCGAAGGATTGACCCAGCCGTACCAAACAACTTTATTTTGTCGTGGACATTTGATGACTTGTTTTTTTATGGTCGAGCAATGTGGTACATCACGTCACGCACAGCCGACGGTTTTCCAGCATCATTTCAACGTCTGCCAATGGGCTCAATTTCCACCACCGACATGGTTGGCCCCGTCTGGTTTGGCCCATCAAAAGAAATCTATTTCAACGGCAACCAACTAGACCCAAACAACGTCGTGCAATTTTTGTCACCAATTCAAGGCATCACGTCAATGTCAACACAATCAGTTGGCACAGCTCTAAAACTCGAAGCGGCTCGCTACCGCAATAGCGCGTCGTCAATCCCAGCCGGCGTACTAAAACAAACTGGCGGCGACCCGTTATCGAAACAAGAATTAGCCGATTTAGCGTCAGCGTTTAACGCTGCACGCGCCACCAACCAAACGGCAGCACTAAACGAGTATTTGACATACACCGAAACCGCTACCAGCCCAGACAAAATGCTGTTAATTGACTCTGCCGAATTCCAAGCAAAAGAAATGGCACGCATCTGCAATGTGCCGTTTTATTTGGTTGGTTGTGACGTCGGTTCGTACTCTTATGTCAGCAACGACGGTGCACGCGCCGACTTGTGGACGTTTGGCGCTAAAGCGTATGCCGAGTGCATCACGTCAACCCTTAGCCAAAACAACGTACTTCCTAATGGAACGATGGTTGAATTTGATTACAAGGATTATTTGTCAACCGAATACGGCCAGATGCAAATGCCAGAAATGACCACACCTATGGGAGTAACATCACCATCATGATTAGACTTATACCAGAAACCACGTTTACCGTTGACGCTGCAGCTGGCGACGCACCGCGCCGTCAAATCTCTGGCGTAGCCGTCGAGTACGGCAAAACAGCAATTGTTTCAGACGGCACACAAGTCATGTTTATGCCCGGCTCTTTATCGGCCGAAGGCAAAAACCCGAAGCTTTACATGCAACATGACTCAACCCAAATCATTGGCCAAGTGACCGAACGCCTTGACACGCCAGACGCAATGCTGTTTGTGGCAAAAGTGTCGGCAACCCGTTTGGGCGATGAAGCAATGATTTTGGCTAGTGACGGCACCATTGACGCAGTGTCGGTCGGCGTGCAACCAGTCAAATGGCACGACGACAACGGCGTCATGGTCATCGAGTCAGCGAAATGGCAAGAATTATCGTTGGTCAGCCAACCAGCATTTGAAGGCAGCGTCATCACACAAGTGGCGGCGAGTATCCACCAAGACGAGCCAGAAATAAGTATTATTGAGACAGAACCTACACAGGAGACAGAAACCATGAGCGAAGTAGCAGCACCAGAAGTCATCATCCCAACTGAACCAATCACTGCATCAGTGAAGCGCGAGCCACGTTTGATGTCACGCTGGGATTACATTGCATCATTTCATCAGGGTGGCGACACTTGGGTGAAGGCACAACAAAACTTCAAGGATTACAACGATTACCACAAAGTGCCATCAGTTAAAGCAGCTGCAGGCGATGAATTTTTGACAAGCGTGCCGGGTCTCTTAA